GGGGGTACTCTGGCTGCAGGAACCTACGGATACAAGATTACTGAGGTTGCATCGAATGGCGTTGAGAGCATCGCGAGCACGGAAGTTACTATAACTGTAGTACTTGATGGTACTGCTATATTGACGCTGCCGGCTGTTAGAGATACTGGCAATACCTTTAATGTTTATGGTAGAACTGTAGGCGGCGAAACGTTAATGGCTACTGGTCAGGCTAGTGGAGCTACTTATACTGATACTGGTGCTACTGCGCCTGGTGTTCAAGTGCCTCCTACTGCTGTTACGGCGTTGTTATTGAAAGATCAGATGGGTAGAGTTAAGTACGACAATATTCCCTTAGCTACTAACGAGCATGGCGAGACTATGGTATATCGGAATAGGATTGCCTAATGAATAGAACGCCTAGGGTAAATGATCACGTAACATATTTTACGTCTACGGGTAAGGCTAGACCCGGTACAATTACTGCTATTGTTACTAGTCCTACCAATATAGATATACGAGTTGGCCATTCTGGTGAGACATATACCAATGTACCTTATTCGACGACAACTCCTAGAAATAATGTTTGGACGTTTGCATGAGTGAAATTGTAAGGAGTATAGACAAATACAAGTTCTTTGAGTCTATTGGCTATACTCCTCACTCAGAAGCGCAACGAAAGTATCATGATTCACCTGCACGTTTTCGCATCCCCGTCTGTGGAAGACGGTTTGGTAAGTCGATAATGGCAGGACGTGATCTAGAACCTAAGCTATTTATTCCTAAAATGCGCTACTGGGCTGTGGGTCCTACTTATGATTTGGGTGAAAAAGAATTTAGAGTTGTCTGGGATGACCTTATTATAAAGAAGGCTTTAGGTAGGGATAAGCGTGTAAAAAAGGCTTATAACAGACGATCTGGAGAAATGTACATAGAGTTTCCTTGGCAAACTCGTTTTGAAGTACGTTCTGCTGATCACCCTGAAGGTTTAGTCGGTGATAGCTTAGACGGTGTTATAATGTCTGAGGCTGCTAAACATAAAAGGGAGACTTGGGAACGTTATATACGTCCTGCTCTCACTGACCGCAGGGGTTTTGCTGATTTTCCAACTACGCCAGAAGGATTTAATTGGCTTTATGAGATGTGGCAATATGGCCAGAATCCTGATTTGAAAGATTATGCTAGTTGGAGATTTCCTAGTTGGTATAATCCTATTGTATTTCCTGGTGGTTATGAAGATCCTGAAGTACAAATGCTGCTTAAAACAACTACTCCTGAATGGTTTATGCAGGAAATTGGTGCAGAATTTAGTAGTTTTGTTGGACGTATTTATAGTGAATTTGATGAAGCTCATCACGTAAAACGTATAGAATATAATCCGGCATGGAAAAATTTTATAACTTTTGACTGGGGTTATGTAAGACCATTAGCAGCTATAGAGTTTATGGTAGATCCTTCAGATAATGTTTATATTTGGCGAGAACATTACAAACCTTATATGCGTGTTGAAGAACATTGCCAAGAATTGCGTTCTAGAGATCAACCAGATGACTATCATTTGGATTTAGCTTTCGGAGATGCTGCTGATCCTGAAGCTGCTGAAACGGTAACACAGAATTTAGTTGCTTGTTATGCTTTGCCTGAAGCTAAACAAAACTGGCGCCAAGGTATTGATTTAGTAAAAATGTTTTTAAAGTTGTATCAAGTTGGCGAAATGGATGAATATGGTACTCCTTTAGTCAAACCTAAGTTGTTTATTGATCCTTCTTGTACTAATACAATTCGTGAGTTTAACAGTTATCGTGCTGTAGATACTTCAAAAAATGGTGGTTTGCGCGAATCTGGAGCTGCTGGAGCTGCACAAAGGCAAGATGATCACGCTTTAGATGCTTTACGATATGGATTAATGCACTATTTCGAATTAGGTGTAAAACATCATTTAAGTGAAGTATACTCAATTACAGAATTGATTTCATCAGCGCCTGCTGTAGGCTATTTTACTTCGGAAAAGAGATTTTGAAATGAAAATAGGTTCGTTAGAAGTTAGAAGAAACAAAAATAACGTTCCTCCTGAAAAAATGGCTAAAGTTTATCTGGAGGATATACTAAGTCGTCCTGGTGTTAAATATGAAGGAGTTACTGATAGTGGTGCTATATTAGTTTCTGAAACAAAAGGCGAGAAATTAATTGATGAACAGGGTAAGCAATTCGCTTTTTATGGAAGTAATAGTCAGCCACAATTAGGTGAATTAGGTTATACAGGCAGTTCTATATGGTTTAACCTGCTTAGAGAAGACTATAACCCGCAGATGCGTGGTTCGTTGGCGCTGCGTAAATATGACGAAATGCGTCGTAACGATGCTATGGTTAGAGCTTCGTTGCGACTAATGAAGGCTCCTGTATTAGCTGCTCGTTGGTTTGTACAGCCTGCCACAATGAACGCACAAGATGTAGAGATAGCGTCATTTGTTGAGAATAATTTACGCAAATGGATGACTATTTCTTGGCAACAAGTTTTGATTGAGGCATTACTTTGTCTTGATTTTGGTTATTTTATGTTTGAAAAGGTTTTTGATTTTCATCCTGATGGTAGCGGTAAGATAATTTGGAAAAAATTAGCTCCACGCCATCCTATAGATGTTGTACGTTGGGAATATGATGATCATGGCGGCCCGCAGCAAGCTTGGTTTTATGATCCCACTAACGCAGAGGGTATACCGATTCCTATTAGCAAGTTATTAGTTATGACTTTCGATAGAGAAGCGGGTAACTTAGAGGGCATTAGCGTATTACGTTCTGCTTATAAGCATTGGTATTTTAAAGAGCAATTGTATAAAATAGATGCTATACAGAAGGAACGCCATGGAATCGGTATACCTGTTATAAAATTGCCTCCTAACTTTAATCAAAATGATAAAAAAATAGCTGACCAGTTAGGCAGTAACTTACGTACTAATGAGAAAGCACATATTGTACTTCCTCCTAACTGGGACGTAGAATTCGCTGAGCTTAAAGGCCAACCTACTAATGCTATGGATTCTATAGTACATCATAATCAGCAAATAGCATTGAATGTTATGGGTATGTTCTTAGATCAAGCTAATGTAGCTCAGGCTGAAGATAAGCAAGAAATGTTTTTGAAAGCTACACGATTTGTCGCTGAAAACATTCGAGACGTATTTAATAAGCATGCCATTCCGCAGTTAGTTGATTATAACTGGCCTAATGTTGAAGAGTATCCTACACTTAAAGTACGCCGTATCGGCGATGCTGTCGATTGGCAAAAACTTAGCTTCGCCATTAGAAACTTTATTGGTGCTGGCGTTATTGTACCTGATGAGGCTTTGGAAGAATGGGTACGTGACGAAATGGATATGCCTGGTATTGATCCTGATACAGCACGTGTTATGGCTACGCCACAGTTGCCTGAAGGTATACCTGGCTTACCTGAGATACCTACTACGTCAGACGAAGTTACTGGTGTTAGTGTACGTAATGCCATTGTTAATAGAGGCAAGGGAGTTATTCCTCCAGGTACTCAAGTTAATCAACCTGGACGTGCTGGTTTACCAAGGCAAAGTCAGGCACGTAATATAAAGAAAGGTCCTGGAGGTAGCAATGTAGGAAAAGATTCTAGCGGCAATCGTGGATAATGCGTTGTGGTCCCGATTCTTATATAATAGAATAGGAGTAGTATGGACTTAAAAAGTTATTTAATAGATCTTTCAGGCAAAAGCTTATTTGACCAGCTCGGATCAAACAGCAGTTGGATACAAGCTTTACCGCTTGGCAATTATCATCATCCAGTGTATGGCAATATTGCCATTACTGCAGATCGAGTACAGAGATTTGCTGATAATGTCAAGAACAAAGTTCGCGATCAAGACCTTGATATTGATTACGACCACAAAGCTAAAGATGGTAGAGCGGCGGGCTGGATAAAAGATGCCGAAGCTCGTTCTGATGGCCTGTGGATATTAGTTGAATGGACTGATCAAGCTGCTAAAGCATTGCAAGCTAATGAATATAGATATTTTAGTCCTGAATTTCAAGATCAATGGGAACATCCCAAAACTAAGCAAAAATTTCAAGATGTTATGTTTGGCGGTGCTTTAACAAACAGACCATTTTTGAAAGACATCCTTCCGATAAACTTATCGGAGATGTTCGATGAGAAAGGAAAGATATTAATGGATCCATTGAAGGAGATAGCAAAGCTGCTAAGTCTTTCAGAAGATACTGCAGATAGCGTTATTGTTGCTAAGCTGTCTGAAGTGCTTTCAACTTCAGCTTCTGAAAAGGCTACTATTCTTTCTGAGAAAGAAGCTATTGCTGTCAAGCTTTCTGAGGCTGAGTCAACTATTGCTAAACTAAAAGACCCTCAGAACGAGGATCTAAAGAAGTTGGCAGAGACCAACCCACTAGTGCGTGTTATGCTAGAGGAGAGGGAAGAGAACGCAAAGAGACTTGCGGCTCTCGAAACTTCAAATAAGTTGTCAGAACTTAGCTTGAAATTGTCAGAGGTAGACAAGGTGGGTAAATTTGCTATTCCTCCTGCTATTAAAGACAAGTTTAAGGACCTCGCAGTGTCTGCTCCACAGCAGCTTAGTGACGGTATTCTTGACATTTTGGCTGAAATTTCTAAGACAGGTTTGATACAGCTTGGAGAAGTAGGCAGTAACAGAATTAATCCTACGGAATCTTATGGTAAGATGTTTGCCGATAAGGTTTCTGGATTGATGAAGGCTAATGAGAAACTATCTTATGCAGATGCAGTTTCTCAGGTAGCTGCAGATAATCCTGAGTTGTTTGACAACTATCGTACAGAAGTAATGACTGGAGGAGATAAGTAATGGGTCCAAACTATGTACTTGATAAGGGCTTTCAAATATCTGGTACGGTGTACCCAGCTATTTATACCCTTGTTAAGTTTGGTGCGGCTGATAATGAGGTTCAGGCCTCTAATACCGCTGGTGAAGAAGTTTTAGGTGTAGTACAAGAAGATGTACCAGGTCCTACTAATCCTAACTCAGGCGGCCTTGATTATATTGCTTTAGGGCGTGTAGTCAATGTTCGTATTTTAGGTATAAGTCGAGTAGTAGCTGCTGGCGCAATTGCTCTTGGTGCTAGAGTAGTTTCTAATGGTGATGGTACCATAAAGACTATCGTTGTAGGTACTGCTAATCAGAATGTTGTCGGAATTGCTTTGGCTCCAGCTACTACTGCTGGAGATCAAATAGACGTGCTGCTTACGCCTGGCGTAACAGCTGATGCATAATAGAAAGGATACACTGTTAAATGGCGGTCTATAACCCAGCTGGTGGTGATAATGTCCATATTGATGTGGTCCTTACTAACATCAGCGTTGCTTGGCCTAACTCAGGCTTTGTAGGTAGTAATCTATTTCCCGTAGTTCCTGTTAGAAAACAATCTGACAAGTACTACATTTTTGGTCGTGAGGCTTGGCAACCAGAACCTGCAGGAGACTACAGAGCTCCTGGCTCAGTAGCTAACGAGATTCCTGGTTTGAACGTTTCTCTAGATACTTACTTTGCACAAGAACACTCTTTGCAAATTGCAGTAACAGATGAAGAACGTGAGAACGCAGACAGTCCTCTTGCACCTGATCGTGATGGTACTGAACTTGTAACAGCTAAAGTTATGTTGGCTCGTGAAATTGCTATGCATAGCATGGTAACTACTGCCGCTAACTATGCTGGTAGTAATACTGTTACTTTGTCAGGTACGTCTCAGTGGAGCGACTATGTGAACTCTAATCCTATATCTGATATACGTACAGGTGTTAGGCAGATTCACAGCGAGCTCTTTATGGAACCTAATCTTGCGATTATTCCTTATCAGGTTATGTCGATTCTGGAAGATCACCCCGACTTCATTGAGCGCATTAAGTACTCAGAGCGAGGTATCATTACTCCAGAAATTATTGCTGACGTAATTGGTATTCAAAATGTTATTGTTCCTGGTGTAGGTTACAACGCTACAGCTAACCCGGGACAGGCAGCTTCTCTTTCCTACCTGTGGGGTCTGGATGTGCTTTTGGCATATGTTGCTCCGCGTCCTGGTCTTAAAATGCCTTCATTTGCTTATGAATTCGTTTGGGGCTATGGTGGCGGAATGCCTCAGGTCGTTGAGAGATGGCGTGAGGAACCACGCAAATCAGATATTGTCCGAGTATCCCGTCGGTATGATCTTAAGTTCGTCGCTAAAGACGTAAACGGAGATCCATTGGCGGGCTATCTTATTAAGGCGGCTATAGCATAATGAGTACAGTTAAAGCTCTTACAAAAATTAGACACGGTCTTGGCAATGGTGAAGAACTTATTTTCGAAGAGGGCGATACTATTGAAGGTGTGACCGAAGCAACAATTCAAAAGTTGATTGAGATTGGTGCAGCTGAAGTAGTTAAGGTTCGTTCTTCTAATGGACCTACTTCTACTAAGGTTGCTACTAAAGCTAATAAAAATGCTGATGATGAAAAGACTGAAGCAGATACTAAAACTGAAACAGAAACGAAGGAGTAATTAAATGGGGTCAACCTTTTCCATGCTAGAGCAGGTTCAGCAATGGATAGACACTACTAAACTTCCTCTCGAAGAGGTTGACCCTGTTTTGCTCGATAGTGCACAATCACAAGTTTTTGCTAGAGTAAGTCGTGTATATGATTCGACTAACTGGGTCGATCAAGATACTATACCTGCTTTAGTACAACAAGCGATGGCTTTGTTAGTAGCATCTTGGATTTACGATAGAGCTTATTCTGAAGATACTTCTGAAGAGAACAAATATTCTTTGAAGTTAGAATCTATGGCAGAAGCTCTTATAGAAGGTATCGAATCAGGTACTATCTCATTAATAGATGCAAACGAAGCTACCATGGATATCCCCCCGGAGCAACCTATTTTCCTGCCTAATGATACTACTGGTGCTGCTCAGTTGTATAGCGCATTGGGCAGGGAAATAGGCGATTTAGGTTCTGAAGATATAAAGTTTAGAATGGGAAGTGTATTCTAATGGCAGGTATTCCTACCGTAGATGTAACTATGATTCCCTCGAAATTTGAGGTAGAGGCACAATTCTATTCTATAAGTCTACGCGTAAATGATTTTAAAGAACCTTTGACTATGGCTATAAAGAAAGTTCTTATACCTTCTTTTAGAACAAATTTTAGAGTTGGTGGACGTCCTGCTTGGCAACCTTTATCACCAGTTACTATGAAACTTCGACAAACGCTTCATAAAGGCGGTTATAAATATGGCGGTAAGATTCTTGTAAATACAGGTAGATTGCGTCGTCGTGCTACTGCTATGAAAATTTGGACTATTACTGATAAATCGGCAGAAGTTACTGGTTTAGGTCCTGATAGGTGGTATGGTGAATTACAGCAAGCAGGTTCTACAGGAATAGCTCATAAGATACCTGCTAGACCTTTTCTCGTTATACAGCCCGAAGACGAATTAGCCATAGATGAAATTTTTTATACTTGGATAGAAGCTGTTGTTGATGAAGAAGGGTTTCATCCAGGATGACGCTAACTTACCATCTTTCAGATACTATAGATGCTTTAATTGCTAAACTTCAAGAGAATGCTGTTCAATTAGGTCTTGAAGACGTATGGTATGGCGAACAAGATTTAATACCCCGCACACCAGCTGTATGTGTAGAGCCCGTAGACATAGATCGTACTTGGTCAGGTACTTCTACTCAGACAGAAAATAAATTTCAAGTACATATAATACTATATGTAAGTACTTTGAAAGGTGCTCAGACTATGCGCAGGGAAACTGATAAATTAGCTGAGCAGATTGCTGATCTAATAAATAGCGATGTAAATTTAGGCGGGCTGGTTCTTATTGGCTTTGTAGATAAAATTGAAGCGGGTTATAACATTAAACAAGGCAAGTTGATGTGGTCAAGTAGATTAACTTGGTCAGCTTTAAACAAAACATTTTTAACGTAAGGAGATTTAAATGACTATACAGCTAGATGTTGGTGCATTAGGTATTGTAGGTGTTGCTGAAGAAGCAACACCAGGTACTTTTACAGCTGCTACTAAGTTTTTTGCTATAAAAAGCGAAAGTTTAAAATATGAACAGGCTACCGAATGGCAAGAAACTATAAGAGGTATTTCAGACGTTATTTCAGCTGTTCCTGGTAATTCGCATGTTCAGGGTGATATTACGATGGACTTACTTCCAGGAGTATTACCTTACTTCTTACGTTGTTCAAGAAATACTTTGACTGTTACAGGTACTGCAGCGCCTTATACTTATGTAAGTACTCCTTCACATAGTGCACAACCTACAAAAACTATGTCTATTTCTGTATTACGTAACGGACAATGGTTTGGTTATGCTGGTTGTGTTGTTTCTGAGATGGAGATGACCATTGATGGTAAGTTAGCCGAAATAAAATTTGTAATTGTAGGTAGATCTGAAAATGACGCTATTGTTGCTCCTACTGTTTCTATGGATACTGCAGATGAGCCTTTTGGTGCAGGTCAGTACGATATTCAAATACCTACAGCTACACAAGTTTTTGATGCTGATAAAATAGTCTTGACTGTTAATGATGCAGCCAAGCCTGAATTTAGGCTTCAAAATGCAGGTACGGGCCCTCAGTACGTACTATTTGGTAAAAGAACAGTTGGTCTTAAAGTTGATAGAGACTTTGATGAAATCACTGACTATAACAATTTCAAGACTTTAACTGCTGGCAGTATTACCGTACAAGCTTCTCAAAGTGCTAACGCTTCGGTAGCAGTTAAGTTGGCAAATACGGTAGCAAAAACTTATGATATTGGTAATTTAACTGGACAAGCAACGTTAGTAAGATCGTCCATAGACTATACAGGTATGTATGATCCCACTACGCAAAAGTCCTACGAGTTCACAGTCGTCTGTGGAGATGGAGCCGCGTAATGCCTAAAGCAACTGTAAGTATAGAACCTGAAAGAAAAGATCTAGAATCTTGTCCTGGAGGTTTTGTAGTTCTAAAGCGTTTAAGTTATGGGCAATTTCTTGCTCGACAAGATATGTCTATGGAAATGAAATTTGGAAATAAAAATTCAGATTCTCAGGGTGACATTACTTTAATGCAACGACGTGTTGTAGCGTATGAGTTTGCTAATTGTATTATAGAACATAATTTAGAAGATTCAAATGGCAAACTTTTAAATTTTAAAGATCCTAATGCTTTGTCTTCTTTAGATCCTCGAATTGGTAATGAAATCAATAAGTATATTGATGAAATGCATCAATTTACCGATCCTGAAGAAATGGCAAATTTAACGTTAGGATCAGAGCAGCCGTTGTTTTAGATAGGGATTCTGATCCTGAAATAAATGCATTAGTTGCTATATCTGAAACTTGTAAAGCTTTACAATGTTTACCGTCTGAGGGAGGTCTGCTAGCACAAGATTATTATCTTGTGCTAGCAATGCAGATGGTTTTAGTAGCTAATATTGAAAGAGAAAAATTAGAAGCTAATAGAACTAAATAGAAAGAGTTGTCGTGGCATTAGCAAGCAGAGAATTAATGATTATAATGCGTGCCCGTAACTATGCTTCGCAAACATTTAGCGCTGTAGGTAAATCGATTGGCGAAGTGGGTAATGAAGGCGTAAAGACTGCTGATAAATTAAAAGGTTTAGGTCAAGGTCTTATTTCTATGGCTGTCGGCTTAAGTGCTATTGGAGGCGCTGGTTTATATTTCATTTATTCATCTGCTAAAGCTTTTGCACAATACCAACAACAAGCAGCATTATCACAAACACAAACAGAATCTTTGGGCCTAAGTTTGCAACAAATTGAAAATTTAGGCTTAGATATAGGCTCTAAGTATGGTGTACCATTAGCTGATGTACAAAAAGCTATATATAATATTTTTTCAGCAACTAATGCAACTCTTCCACAGGCTAAGGTGTTACTAGGTGATTTTGCTAAGGCTGCTATAGCTGCTGGTAATAGCGCCGGAACTTTGGGTTTGGTGTCTAAATCTACTGCACAGTTAATGAATGCTTTTCATATACCTATAGCAGATGTTAATAAAGTTCTTGATGTACAGTTCCAGCTAGTCTCTAAAGGTGCTGGTACTTATCAAGAGTTTATGGCTGAAGTAGGTCAGGTAGCTCCTGCAATGACAGCTTCTAATCAATCACTTCAAACTATGGCGGGCCTGTGGGCTTTAATGACTCGAAATGGTTTGACTGCTCCGTCAGCAGCGGCTGCTTTGGCTAGAGCTTCTGAATTTATGCTTAAACCTACATTTGAAAAAGGTATGAAATCTTTTGGTTTAAGTATATATGATGCTTCAGGCCATATTAAACAAATGAACACCGTAGTAACTGAGTTAGCTAATAGTCCTGCATGGCAAGCAGCCGTAAAGAAATATGGTGGTATAGCTTCCGCATTTACTGCTACGTTTGGTGCTGGTACTATTCAAGCTAGACGTTTTTTTGACGTAGCTTTAAATGATAGTGGTCAAATGAACTCATTAGTTAATGACATGGTTAACTCTCAAGGTTCTATGCAAAAAGCTTTTGATATGTCTAATTCAGATCAAGCTAATCGCGTACAACAACTTTCTAATCTTTTTACTACTTTAAAAATTGTAGTAGGTCAACAATTAGCTCCGATAATAGGCGATCTTATTGGAGCTATATCACATCTAATACAATGGTTTCTCAAACTTTCGCCACATACGCGTGCTCTAATTATTGATGTTATGGCTGGCGCTGCCGTTTTAACTACCTTAACAGCCATACTTTTAGGTGTAGCTGGTGCGCTATTGATTGTTGCAGGTTCTTATCTTTCTGTAGCAGAGGCTTCTGGCGTAGCTGAAGCTGGAGGTATGCTTAAGTATTTTACAGGTATGCTTGATTCTGCTTTGCCTGTTGTAGCCATAGTATTAGCTGTAGCGGCTGCAGTTTATTTAGTTATAAAATACCATAAGGATTTGATTCAGTGGGCTACTACAGCTTGGAATTATATTGTTGTAGAAGCTCAAAAAGTATGGGCTTATATTTATTATACTTTAGCACCTATTATACAATATGTAAAGATTTGGTGGCAGCGTAACTTTAATGATATAGTAGCCATCATTAATGGGTTTATTAGTATTGTTACAGGCATTTTTGCCGTACTATTTGCTGGTTGGAAAGATGCACTTCAAACTTTTGTAAAGGTTTGGATTGATATTTTCACTTCCATGTGGCCTACTATTGAAAGTATTTTTAGTGGTGCTTTTGCTGTAATAGCTCAAATTATAAAAACAGCTGTACAAATATTTTTAGGTATTATACAAACGTTTATTGATGCTCTTACAGGTAATTGGAGCGGTGCTTGGGATTCACTTAAGTCGACTGTAACTGATTTTTGGAATAACTTAGGCAGTATAATAACTACTGGTATACAGAGTTTGATTATAGTTATAAAGAATGGTGTTTCTGGTTTTGGTACTTTATTAAAATCTGCAGGTAAAGATTTGATTCACGGGTTAATAAAAGGTGTTACTGATACGGCTGGTGCAGCTAAAACAGCAGTACATAACGTTTTACATCCTGTAACTAAGAATTTTGATAATGTAAAAAATAGTGCTAATAATGCAAAAGACGCTATAAACCATCTTAAAAATACTTTACAAAATATGAATCAATATGGAGGTATTGGTAATAATCCTTATGGTCCTGGTCTTCCTGTTACGCCTATGGGTCCTCCAGTACCTTCTAGCGGAGGTACTGATGTTTACAAACCTTCTACAACAGGTTCCTTGACTATATGGAGCCAACAACAAGTTGCAGCATTTAAGGCTGTAGGCAACGCTGCTAAAGCTGTAGGTAATTATCTTACAAAAGAATTAGCTCCTGACATTAGTTATGTACAGAGTTGGTGGAAATCTCACTCTCCTGAGTTAGTACAAGTTTGGTCTGCTATTACTCAAGGCGCTACTCAGGATTGGAATATTTTTGTTGGTAACATAAAATTGAATTACAAAGACTTAAAGCAATTAAATAAAGATGCTGGTAATTGGGAATCTGCTGGTTGGAAAGCCATTACTAAAGGCGCATCGGAAGATTGGAAGGCTTTTAAAGATACTTTAAGTCAAGACTATAAGGATATAGGACAATTCGATAACACCCTGTGGGGTATTTTAAAGGGTGCTTGGCATATTGGTGTGCAGTCTTTAGAGGCTGGTTGGAATGCTATGTGGCCACATCTAAAACAAGTAGGTTCTGATGGTATGCGAATTGTGCGTGGAGCTATATCATTAGGACTACATTTTATTTTAGGTGACTTTGGAATTATCTTGGACTTGTTAACAGGTCACTGGGGTAAGGCGTGGCATGATCTTTCAACAACAGTAACAAATGTTTTCCACGATATATGGACTATCATTAAAGGAGCTTTCGGTACTATTTATCAAACTATAACTGGTGCTGTTTCCGGTTATGGTACAATGCTCGCTCAAGCAGGTAAGGATTTAATTAGCGGTCTTATAAATGGCATAACTAGTAAAGCTAGTGATTTGTGGCATACTATTACAAATGTTGGTACTACCTTATTAAATGATTTCAAAAAATCTATAGGTTCACATTCACCTTCAGTTCTTTTTGCTAAAGAAGGTGTGAACATTTATTTAGGTATTATACAGGGATTGTTGCAAGGTAGAATACCCGTGGCACAAGCTTTACAAGATTTAATTGACGTCAAGAAATTAAATGGTGCCATAAATCTCAATAGTATAATAGGGACTAATGGGATAAATAGTAATGCTGCGGTACAAAGTAGTTCTTCTGTAATAAATATACATCCTGGAGCTATTACAATTCCTATAACAGCTACAGGACAGAATCCTCAACAAGTACAACAAGATGTAACGCAGGCAATAGAGAAGGCATTAGTTAAATTATTAGCGAGCGTGGATAATAAAATACGATGATTAGACTTTATATAAACAGGTTTCTAAGCGTTGGATCTACTGTAGCTATATCTTTCTATAGCAAGCTTTTTCAAATTGATAGACTTATGAATAGACTCGAGAATA